TGGTTGGAATATTACAGGTGTTACGAACAATAATGGTACATTACGTAGTGCCGACTTAGTGACAAACTTGGGCACTAATCTTAAAGGTGGTGTGATGACTAACAGCGCATCATCATACACAGGAACTAACGGCGCAACCCGTACTACAAATAGTATTGGTTATTGGGGATTAACTACAACAAATCAACTCGCAAGTCAGGTCTATTCAAGTAATTATCGTTACGAATATAACAGTGATTATACAAACTTTAACGTAAAAACAAGCACCACCAACGTTGGCGGTAATGGTGATAACGGTCTACAAATTACCGTTACAATTGGGTGGAATATCCCTACAACCTACGTAGGGTTAAACGACGCTGTAAACGTGACCATGGCCTATAACGGTACATACACTCCACCAGCAACAACCTATCTATCAGCTAGCTGGGGCAATCCAACTATTGCAGCAGTTTAATCAACCTTTTCGGTTGCTTTTTTCTCACTGGGTTGCTATACTAGATAATTACTAGTATGAGCGACTTAGACAACCTTACCCAAGAAATACGTTTAGCCACTGACTATCAAGTCAACAAACGTATCTTACGAGAAAAAATTCAAACAGATCTACAGGTAACACACAATAGCGGCCTGTTTAAAGTTACCCCAGAGCTAATAGCGTTCCTTAATGCCTGGGACTCTGATGAGTTATATCTAGAAGATACCTATCAAAATCCAATACTAGTTAGTAGGCTCGAGCTTCTGACATTGTGTCGACAACATTATCAAATGGTAATGAACACCTGGCATATCCAACATGACGAAATCAAACGTGCCCGCAAAGTCTAGAGGAGTACTGCTTTTTGCTTTTGACACAGAAAAGACCAGCTACGTTACTATAGCTGAACATTGCGCACGACTAGTTAAACATACTACAGGATTACCTGTTACCTTAGTTACAGAGCACGGAACTACAGCACAGGGCTTTGACAACATAGTCTATGTCAGTAACGAACTTAAAAATCGCAAAATAGATGTAGAAGGCAGCTGGCGCAATGGCGATCGTTTTAGAGCATATGAACTAAGTCCTTACGATGAAACTATTCTAATAGACAGCGATTATCTAATGCTTGATACTAATTTAATTAAATTATTTGAGCAAGACTTTGATTATCGGATAATGAGTTGGAATAATAAACCTGCTACGGCGTGGAAGTTAAAGATGGGCATGTTTGGTCTTGATTATCTTTGGGCTACAGTCATTCTATTCCGCAAAACAGCTAAAACAAAAATGTTGTTTGACCTGGTGGGCCGTATACAACGCAACTATACCTACTACATGAAACTATATCATATGCGTGAGGGAAACTTTCGTAACGACTATGCTTTTACTATTGCTAACAATATTCTAAACGGCTATGATCCAAATTTTGACCAAGGTATAGTTACACCAATGCTGACCTTTGCTGATGTTACAACTAGTATCACTGTGAAGAATTCTATGCTAGTAGTTAAAGAACGAGAAAGGGGATACGTAATCCCTCGTCAGAACATACACGTTATGGATAAAGGCTATTTGCTATCAGATAACTTTAAAGACTTTGTAGATACGATATGCGCAAAGTAGATCAATATCAAGCACAGCAAGGATTTTTTACTATTGCACAGAATACCTTAGATGTGGATTATCTGCGCCTAGCATACTTGCAAGCTCTGAGCATTAAGATAACTATGCCAGGTAGTTTGTATGCAGTAGCAGTTGATCAAGCTACCTTAGAGCTAGTGACAGATGAGCATCGCAAGGTATTCGACTATGTTACTACCATTGAGAACGACGAAGCAGCTAACGTTGAATGGAAATTGTCTAATGAATGGCAGGCGTTTTATCTAACGCCGTTTAAAGAAACAATCAAATTAGAAAGCGACATTGTATTCACTCGTAGCATAGCGCATTGGTGGACTACGTTTAGACTTAAAAACATTGTACTTGGCCAAGGATGTAGAGATTATCTAGGCAAACTCAGTGATGACAGAACATATAGACAAGTGTTTGATGACAACCAACTACCTGATGTTTATAATGGCATTATGTATTTCCGTTATAGCCAAGAAGCCGCAGAGTTCTTTTGGTATGCTCGACAGATATTTCAAAACTGGACTACGGTTAAAGATACCTTAATTAAGTGTTATGACGAACAGCCAACTACTGATGTAGTATATGCATTGGCCGCTAAGATTGTGGGAGAAGAAGTCTGTACTATACCTGGTGTAGATTTTATTAACTTTACACATATGAAGCCAAAAATTAATAAGTTTAGTACAGCAACACCGTGGCACAATTTAGTAGTGTATGAGACACCTGTGCCAATGGTTAGAATTAATAACATTAATCAATACCATCCCTTGCACTATCAAGATAAAGCATGGGTTACAGACGAACTAATCAAGGAGTATGCAGATGAATTCGCAAGAATGGTTAGATGAGTTTAACTCTGCTATGGCCGCCATGGCTATTGTACCGGAACCTATAGAATATCGCTTACACTATGACGAAACTGGTGCTATTCATATGTGTAGTATGCAGAAACATCCAGAAAGTGAACAATATATCGTAGTTGATCGAGAAACATATAACAACTATACTCAATATCATGTAGATATTGTGAAAAAACGGTTAATAAAGATTGACATGAACCCCGGAGTGAGTGTACAATTAAAGCGTAGTAATCAAGGATTTAAAACTGTAAAACATCATGCTGGCCTAATCTTAGAGCTAGATGAAACCTATGATAGTGTAGAATATTATGAGCCAAATAGTTGATATAGCAGACTTAGACGTAGTTTACCTAACCTACGACGAACCTAACAAAGAGCAAAATTGGATTAAGATACAAAACATGGTTCCTTGGGCTACTAGAGTTGATGGAGTCAAGGGCAGTGACGCGGCTCACAAGGCGGCCGCTAGTGCCAGTGGCACTGATCGGTTTATCCTCATTGACGGTGACAACCTCCCTAACCCCGAGTTCTTTAACCTTCAACTTAAACTCGATGAAACTAATAGAGATTGCGTTTTCCGTTGGCGTGCTCGTAATTACATTAATGGCCTACAATACGGCAACGGTGGCTTATCTTGTTGGACAAAGGATTTCGTCAATCAGATGAAAACGCATGAAGCATCAGACGGCTCAGCCGAAAATGATGTAGAGTTTTGTTTCTATCCTAACTATTGGGCTATGAGTGACTGCTATTCAACAACCTATCCAAACCAAACACCTTTCCAAGCATGGCGAGCGGGCTTCCGTGAGGGTGTTAAGATGTGTTTAGATCGTGGAACAAAGCCTTCATTAGAAGACTTCGAACAGCGTGTACATAGTCGTAACTATGATAACTTATGTATTTGGCAAACCGTAGGCGCAGACGTAGAGAATGGTTTTTGGGCTATAGTTGGATCACGTCAAGGTACGTATTTAACAATGTTAGAAGATTGGGATTATCGTAAGGTACAAGACTTTGATGCGCTCGGGGCATTATGGAAGGAATACGAAAGTATCAATGAACCAGTAGAACATTGCCAACGGTTAGGTCAGATACTTCGTACACGATTGGGATTACCTATTATAGATATGGATCCAGCAGAAAGTAAATTTTTTAAACATCATTACAAGAGTAATTTTGTAAACAAAGGAATAATGAACCGTGAGTAAATCAGTATTCATGTCGGCTGCAGAAGAAATGAAGGACAAATTAGGTCCTAGTTTATGTTTGGCTAAATGGCAACAAGTAAGCCTACATTTGCCTACTGGGCTTAACAATAGCTGTTACCATCCACCATTGCACGAAATTGATGCACAGGTAGTTGAGTTTCATCCTAGTGCCCTACACAACACACAGCATAAAAAAGAACAACGTAAGAAAATGCTCGAAGGTGAAAAACCTAAAGAGTGTAATTACTGTTGGCATATAGAAGATACTGGTCACTTAAGTGATCGTCACTATCGCAGTGGCGAGCCGTGGGCCTCCGAACACTATGATACTATTAAAGCCCTACCGTGGGATGCCGATGTTACTCCGAGTTATGTTGAGGTAAACTTTAGTCACGGTTGTAACCTAGCATGCAGTTATTGCAGTCCACAGTTTAGTACAGAGTGGCAGAAAGATATTGATCGCTGGGGAGCATATCCCACAGCAAAACCACACAACGACCCTAGTCATTTTAAAGGTCGTAGACAACCTATTCCTGTTAAAGATCATAATCCTTACGTAGAAGCGTTCTGGAAATGGTGGCCAGAACTATACGGTAGCTTAAAACACTTTAGAATGACTGGTGGTGAGCCGCTAATGGATAAGAATACGCATCGTGTGTTTGATTATATCTTAGCAAGTCCTAAGAGTGATTTACACGTAGATGTTACTAGTAACTTCAGTGTTGAACCTGGTTTGTTTGAAAAGTATCTAGACAAAGTAAAAGACTTGTGTACTGGTACAAAGATTGAACACTTTATGCAGTATGTAAGTTTAGATACAGGTATACCTGAACATGCTGAATATATTCGTCGTGGTTTGAATTCTAATAGAGTTAATGATTATACTAATCGTTTTTTAACTGAGATTCCTGGACGTAATAGCTTAACGTTTATCATCACAATGAATAACCTTAGTATCTTAGGTCTACAAAGACTATTAGAACACATTTTAGTATTGCGCAAACTACACAGCACAACCTATCAACGTGTTTGGTTTGATACTCCTGTGTTGAGAACGCCACAGTGGCAAAGCCTACAAATACTTCCGCCAGCTTATACAGGCATCTTAGAAGATGTGATCAAGTGGATGAAACAATATCAGATTAAAGAAGGTGAAAATAGATTTGATGGATTCAAAGACTACGAAATACAACGTATGGAACGTGACCTTGCTTGGATGAAGAATGGCAAGAAGCTTACAGAAAAGTATATCAACGAACAACGTGCGGACTTCTATCGATTCTTTAATGAATATGACAAACGTAGAGGAGCATACGAAACGGATATAGGATACTTTACAGATATATTTCCACAGATGAAAGAGTTTTGGCAGGAGTGCAAATGGCATGCCGAAAATAGCTAACGAAACAGATCTACAATACAAGCGTAGAGTGATTGACATTAAGAGCGAAAGCTTCTGTGCGGCCAAGTGGTACAACGCTACTATATGGTTAGGCAGTGGACAAACTACTAGTTGTCACCACCCTTTACCACATGCTATTGATAAAGAAGCAATACTAAGCAATCCTAGTGCCTTGCATAACACACCCCAAAAGAAAGAACAGCGCAGACAGATGCATGCCGGAGAACGTCCTAGTGGCTGCGAGTACTGC